ATAATAGCGAACGATGTTCGCATTGGAAGTTGCTTCGCAACTTCACAGATTATGTTATTGATGGTGTTCTGTATGAAGTTTTGAAGGTACTAAAGATAAGACAAAAGTCATATTGATTTTTGTGAAGCTAATAAGTAAAATAATAAATGACGTATCTGATACGTCATTTTATATATAGGGGATTGGTCAAATGGTATGATAGGGGTCTCCAAAACCTTTGGTGGGAGTTCGATTCTCTCATCCCCTGCTCTTAAAACACCGAATTTACGGTGTTTTTTTTGTGCCGTGTTGCATTTCGTGTTGCATACTATCAAAATAATTAATCGCTATATTCCCCATTTTCTTTTCTGATTCCTCAAAAGTATGCCTGTAGACGTCCTTCAACACTCTATCATCTCCCCATCCACCAGCCTGCATAATATAAGCATCAGGTATTCCAAGAGCATGTTGTATACTGGCAGAATAGTGTCTTAAATCATGAAAACGGAAATGATCAATGCCTGCACTATTCAGTACATGTTCAAAACGAGACGTGATAATGTTTGGAGTCATATTTACACCATCGTTCGGCAATGCCATGAATGCATCAACAACAAACTGTGGAACAGGAACAAAACGATCACCTGCATAAGATTTCGGTGCTTTCACAATCCATTTATTATCAGGCGACAGAACCATAGTTTTACTTACATGGATAACATTATTTTTAAAGTCTGACTTTTTTAATGCTGATATTTCTCCGCGGCGCATCATACCGAACGCGCCCAAGTATATAGGGACTTCCATTTCTGTTCCGCTGGCTGCACTTATTAAAGCCTTGATGTCGCTTTCTGATGGAATGCTTCTCTCAATGCGTTTCTTTTTTGGAAGAGTAGTATTCAAAACAATATACGGGTTGTATCGTTTTAAAACCGCTGTAATAAGACCATGCCGGTCCCTTATGGTTTTTGGAGACAGTGATCCAGAGATAGAATTTATATATTGCTGAATGATTTTTTTATTAATATCCCTTATTTTGTAATCATCGAGCATGGAAAATTCTTTTTGCATACTTCTGTATTTCCTGATTGATGCCGGAGATAGAATTTGAGAACGCTCAACGATATATGCATCCACAGCTTCCCGGAAGGTCAATTTATAACTTGAAAGATTACTCTGTTCTTTTTTATCGGCATACTCTGCTGCCATAGCTTCACATCTTCTTTTGCCGGCCGGGCTTGGATCGTCACATGTAAATGATTCATAAACCCGTTTCTTTTTTACATTTCCGTCTTTACCGGTAACATATTCATAGTGACTAAACACCAGACACCTCCAGGATCCGGAAGGTAATTTTTTTGCAGTAGCCATTGTATCATCCTCCTAAAATTAAGTATAAAAATAACAGCCAGTGAGTAGTATTTCACTTGCACATGACTGCCCTGAATGATACAATATATTTGTTGAGAGAATTGTTCATTCAGAGCAGTTACATTGCCGCTTCACTTCATTGTGAGGCGGTTTTCGTTTTGTAGAATTTAATTACATTATACATAAATCAAATGAAAAAGAAACAGGAAAATATCCCAGTTGGTGACAAATTGTTACCAACTGGGATATTGAAGTTGTACCGGTGCAACAAAAAGATACTGAAAAATGCGACAGCCTGAGATTTTTATTTACGCTTTTTTAATAACAATAGAATTCCCATCAAATTCTAATGAGAGGGATTTATCATTTACAGACACACCAAGTTTATCCGCCCAGGTCTTAGGGATGGAGACTTTACAATTATAAGCATTTTGACTGGCATTACCGCCAGCTTTTGCTATGATCATATTTGCATTTCTTTTTTCACTCGTCATCCCAGTTAATATCCTTTCCGCTTATATATTCCCCCTGTTCTGCGGCTTCCAGGCGGGAACGTTCTTCCGGGGTAAGTTTTGTATAATCCGGATCCCATGCAAGGACAAGACGTTTTACAAATTCATAGGCAAAATCCTGTTCCTGTGCCGGGAGCATTTCAAGCATTGATACGGTATGTGCAATAGTATTTGTCATAGAGAACTCCTTTCTTTCAGGTGGGGATATTACTTATAAATATCCCCACGGCTTCCCACATCCATGATGCAGAGAACCTCGATTTCATTATTTGTCAGATACTTATAAATGATTCTGTACTTTCCGACGCGCAGCCGGTAACGACCGTCTTTATAACCACTCATTTTTTTAATATCGCCTTCGGCAGGTTTGTGAGTCAGTTTTTCAATGGCATCGAGAATCAGATCACGTTGAGGTTTTTGTAACCCTTTTAGATACTTGACAGCGGCTTTTTCGTATTGAATTTCCATTACCTACCTCCTTCATCTGATATTATCATAACATATTGGTTACCAATAGTCAAGATAAAATGATAAAAATTGAAAGAAATATTAATGCTTTTAATTTTATTACCAGTATTTACCAGTATTTTCCACAAACGTATCGCTTTATAATTTCCCTATGTCGTATTGACCGACTCCGCCAAATAATATCCTCTGTGCATTTTCGTAAATTCTCATGAAAACTATATACATTTTTGAACAAAGTGTGTTAAACTAAGAGCAATCAAATAGCATAAAAAATGTAAATTAATATACAAAAGGTGACAAAAAATGGGAACAGAAAGTAATAGCCTATTAAATGTATCTGAAGGCGAAGCATTTATTCAAAATTACAAAGCTGTGTATCAGGCGATGACTGCTAAAAATGATTGTAGGTCTAAAATCTTTCCAAGAAATGTAAAAGTATCTATTGATGATATTTACGCATTAAATGATCAAGTTGTAGAAAAGTTAAAAAATTATTCGAATGCAGGTTTTTCAATTTCTGTTAATGCTAGTTTTGTTGGAAGACAAATGATAGAATTTTCATCTTGGCAAGAATTTGAAAACCACAAATGGAGTGAAAGTGCTCCACTTAATTCTCTAACCATAATTTGGGAATTTAATGCTGTTCTTCCGAACTATCCACTTCCGCAAAAGCATGTACTTGTTGTTAAAATTGCAGATGGACTTCGCCCTGAGGAAATGCTTAATATTGTTTTTGCGGGAAAACTTGAAAATATGGATGATATTGATAAACAAATGTATCCTGTTGTTGCAAGAGTTGATTTTATCAACTATGTGTTGGGAGATGAACTATTACATATCGTTGAAGAATGGAATAAAGGGTTGATGCCACAAGAAGACTCATCTAATCCTTTTGTAAACTTTCTAAAAAAACACCGTCGAAAAATCGCTTTTTTCATTAACTATGGTTCGTGTTTTGTTTTTTTACTTTGTTGTCTACAGTTCTTTACATATATACTACAATCCTACGGCGCTGATAAATTAGCGGATTTAACAATCACCAGTGCCTGCAATATTATCGATTGTCTTGTAATAATAGCTATATTAATAATTTTTGTATATAAACTATCAGAATGGGTTGCTAATTCTATTTATAGGACTTTAGGTGCTGAAATAGATTACCATGTGTTTGACATAAACAAGGGAGATGCTCAAGTTCAATACAACATCCATTCTCAATATTCAAAAAAAATTCGTGCTGTTGTTTGGAGTCTTATTTGGACTTTTCTAGCTAATTTAGGCTGTGCTACTATTTGCTCATTTATTGTCTAAATAATAAAGGAGGTCACTTATGAAAAAAATATTTTACTTTACAAAAAAGATATTACAAATACTAAGTCAAGCTTTTGAACGCTATTTCATTGTAGGAAACTCAGCTGACGATTATAAATATTTTAATGATACATATAAAATACGTAAATTTTAGCCAAATCAGCAAAAGGGTTCAACACCGTTTAGATGTTGAACCCTTTTGCTTTTACCACACCATCCTAAATTACCATTCTTTCCTTTTTTAATACGCAGTGTTCCCACTTTGATTATCCCCTTTCCAGTTTCTTATACCCAGATCATGTCTATAAATTTTCCAACATTCCCAGTGGCTACAAGACAAATGCCGCCATTATAATTGAAATACACCCAGCTTTTCCGCAAAAGAAAGGTCGTGGGGATATGAAAATAAAATATATATATCACAGCAATCAAAAAATATATGCAATCTATTATAGATGCAGCAAAACAATGTATTATAATCTCAACTTCGCTGGCACAGCATTCATAATTGTAAAAAAATAAGGCGGGTCCGCTGGGTGTCCTAAGCAAGGGAGTCACCCGACACCGCTTATATCACCTTTTTCAACTGGAGGAAACATTTTCTCTAATTCTTCCGGTGTATCCGGTACATCATTATATAAAGAATTATCTTTACCTGGATCAGCGATAGAATTATATTTTGAGATCATCCGTTCCAGAGCTTCCCAGTCTTTTTCATCAAAAGATGTAAATGTCTTAAAAATATTCTTTGCAAATTCATTTTCCCCGGTCATGATCTGGTCGATCAGGGTGCTGTATTCAGCTTCATTACTGGCATACATTGGTTCTATACCATTCAGCAGCCATTCTTCCCTGACATTAAATTCACTACATATCAATTTGTATAATGATAATTTCTGGTCTGGTTTTTTCAAACGGTTCAATTCGATGTTATTTATTGTGTCACGGCTAACACCGAGACGATTTCCAAATACCTCCATGCTCATGTTTAAATGTTTTTTTCGAAGTTCACGTATTCTTTCATAAATTTCCATTCTATGGTTCACCTCCCTTCTATAAGATGCGATTTTAATATACAACATAAAAATCTGTGCGTCAACACATAATTATTGCATAAATTACAAAAAAGTGTTGACGTACAGAAAAACAAATGATAATATCTGAGTATCAACAGAAAATATAAAAATAAAAGTGTTGAAAGCCACAAAGAGAGGAGGTGAGAGTCACGGAAAGAGCAGAAATTTATAAGGGCGTTTACAGACCGTATAAGCCAAGAACTAAAAAAATAAAAACTAGCAGTAGAGAACAGAATGGTGATGTGAGATTAAAAATTAAAACCGAGTCGGAGAGCGAGCAGGATGCACGCGAACTGGTAAGAAAGATCAGCACGGCGATCCATAAGGCAGAACGCCGTGCCGGAATGAAGATTAGCTACAAAATCAGTTGTCGATTCGATCACTGATGGAGTAATTAGGTGGCAACTCAACAGAATCGACAAGATCATCAGTGCATTCAACAGAATCCACAATGTAGTTAAGAGATAAAGATTCACCACAATCTTCATCAGCTTCTACTACACTTAAATCAACGTACTCATAGCCATCGTGTTGTGCACTTTGAAGAGTTAAAAGAAGATCGGCAATTTTATAAATAGCCATTGGAACACATCCTTTCAGTTGTATTTCAGCTCTGCAACGGCTGATAAGACAATTATAGGGCGAGAGGAGGGAAAAAACAAGGAAATATATGTTTAGATTAAAGCCCGGCAATAGCCGGCGGAAAGGAAAACTCATGAAAGATGATAAAAAAACCATGATTACAAAAACAGCCCAGGAATTTTTGAAATTAAATGAAGAAAACAAAATGTTTATTTTAGGTTACATGTTCAGAATCCAGCAGGAGCGCCAGGAAGCAGAACACAGACAGTCACAGCTTGTGCAGCAGTAGAAGGGAGATGATTGAATGGAACAAAAAACAAATATGCAAATTATTGTGGAAATTAAGAGCATAGAACATGCGAAAGAGCTCTTAGATGATCTAAAAGCTCTTTCGAATAAATACGACGTTTCGATTAATCTGTCGATTGATCCAGCTCATCGAGGGTCTTATGTACAGATTTGATGATATTATTTACTGACTCTAAGTCGATCATACTTGTTTCCTTAAATACATTATTTGATGAAACAATAATCTGTTTCTGATGTGCACGGATGTATTCAATAGCAACATCAACGGCAAGTTCTTTGTTTGATTTACTCATTAGCGTATCTCCTTTCGTTAATACTCGGCATGGCGGTGCCTGTATAAAGAATTTTAACACTGAAGGAGAACATTTACAACAATAGTAGAAAGGAGTTGATTAAGTGAAATGTACTAATTGTGGGAATACCAATATATCCCAAACGGCTAATTTTTGCATCGTATGTGGAAAGAAATTAAAGAAAGGGTGCAAATGTTGGGTAAAAAAACAGGACAACTATGATTGCGGAAAAGATAGTTGCCCTGGATATGGACTTTTTTTACAAGAATCAAAGTCCAAGCGATGATTTTGCTAGTTCGCAACCGAAATCAATTGCAAATTGGCGAATTGCCTCTGCTGTAAATTTACCACATGTTAGAAGTGCTTTTTGAATTCTAATAGTTGCAAGTTTGGTTTTGGGCGTTTCAACAATGATATCTGGAAGGGAAGCTTCAAGATTTTGTCTTTCTAATTCAGAGAGTTCAGCATCTTCTTGAATCATTAATGCAGTTGCTTCTATTGCTGCAGAAGTCCAAGGGTATGGTTTTCCACACGAACGGCAGTAGGAAGGTTTTTCAAACTCAGGTGTATATGTAACAACTGCATTGATATGCCACTCTTTAATTGCTGAATTGCAGTTGGGGCATTTGGAAATTAACTCAGCTCCACATTTTTCGCAATATTCAGTTGATTTAAGCGGGTGCCGTTCGATAATAGAGTGTCCATTAGTACATATTTTTACAAAAAAATCAGACATATAAGATCTCCTTTCGTGATACTCGGACGCGGCAACGTCCTGTAAGGAAAGGATAGCACGGTGGAAAAGAAACTACAAGTTGGAAGATATAGCGGAGATAAGAAGGGAGATGATTGAGTGACAGAGGAAAGACATGAGTCATTTGATGATGCGTCAAAGCGTTTTACACAGGATCCAACATTATTTATTACAAATGAGGCACTGAAAATTTTATATGAGACATGCGATGTGCAAGTTAAATTGGATGCACTGAAAATTTTAGCGGCACAGCGTTAACTATGCCGCAGCAGATTGCGTAATAGCAAAAAGAAAATCCACGCCGCAGGAGTACAACGTGGATTTTGAAGAGAAGTTTTTCACATAATGCGGGAAAGATGGCAACAGTCAGGGATTTTTAAAAACCCAAGGTCAAAATTCTCCTCAATGAAGAAAGTGCCAGATTGAAAACCCTGTTCCCACTGGATACCGGTGAATGAAATGTTGTCGATGCGGTCACTAAGAGCTGCTTTCTCATCAGGAGAAAGTTGTGAAAAATCAATGTGGTACTGATGTAACATAAGAAACCTCCTTGTTCAGTTGATAAGACAATTATAAAAAACAAGGAGCGGGAAATGCAAGGAAATAATTGAAAGGAGAAAAAAAGTGGGCAGTAAATTATGCGAGAACAAAGAAAAGAAACGCTATGACTATGTAGCCGGTTTATTGACTGGTGGATTCAGAGCAAAGAATCTGACAACGAAGGACGTGAGTTTAAAAAGTGGGATTCCAGAGCGGACAGTTACAGAGCGAATCAACCATCCGGAAAAGATCAGGTTGAAAGATTTATACAGCTTGACGGATTTGGCGGGAATAAAGATCACGTTTGAATATAAGGAGATGCCGGATTGAGGAGAGTGACAATGAAAAATAAGAAACCATTTTATGTGATGGCAATCGTAATCATCATCATGTATGCAGTGATCTATATTTTACGACCGGCGCCGGTATCTGGACAGCCTGTCTCCGGTGTACTTAAACAGATCACACCAGTTGCACCGGTGCAACAGCCGGAGACAACACCAAGTCAGGAATATACAACATGCACTATAGATATTGCAGAGGAAGAATACTGGGACAGCCTGGAACTGCTTGCAATCTGTGTCGAGGCGGAAGCGGGGAATCAGGGATTACAGGGGAAACGTCTGGTTGTGGATGTGATCTTAAACAGAGCAGAAGATCATTCCGGAGAGTGGCCGGACACGATCGCCGGTGTGATATCCCAGAAGAATCAGTTCACATCATATTGGGATGGCGGGATGGCGGGCATCTGGGAACCGTCAGAGGAGACGTACCAGGCGGTAAAAATGGAAGTAGAACAGAGAGGATATCCGGGAATTTATTATTTCCGGGAAGGCCAGTGGTCTGATTATGGGACACCTTGGAAAAAGACCGGAGCACATTATTTTTCAAAGAAATGAGGAAAGAAAGATGATCACATTAGATTTAACAAAAGAAGAGGCTTTTATGCTTCGCGATTTAGCAACCGGAGCAGACTGCGGGTATGAATGGATGCAGGAGATTGCAGACACTCTGGAAGAGAAGCTGGGGGAAGCAATAAAAAAGCCACAGATGAAGCGTTCGGAGTTCAACCGGCAGATTTCCGACACAAAAACACGCTGGGAAAACAGAGGACTTGCAACTTCTATGATGCTGGCGAAAGAGGCGGAACTAAAATTTTATTATGACATTGTGGAGGACAACAATGAAAACACCGGAAGAACTGGAAGACTGGGCGGTAAATTGTGCACAAAGTTTTGAGACGACATTTGTTGCAGGAAAATACGGACAGGCTGCCATGGCGGCAGAACAGATATATACAGTCCTAAACTTTATTGAGATGAAACAGGAAGCAGAGTTGATCATGGAGCGGATCGGCTGGGGCAGGATTGAGAAAGCATTTTCGGAGGCAAGGGTAAATGTTGAACGAGGACCAGATAAGAAAAAAGCTGTATGACCAGACGGAAATATTTAAAGACCATATGATGAGAAAAGAGTACCTGCAGGCAGTCTTGTGTGCAGATCAGGCATCCATGGTTGTGATGTGCCTGGATATGGGAGAAGAAGTCAGAGCGGAGCTTTTTGGAGTACGTGATAAGAATAATCCGGTAATTGGCTTAATCGATGAAGCACAGTATATAAAAGCTCTTGACTGGTGCATTTTCCACGGGTTTTCACATACAGTACATACGTTCGAAAATGTAATAAAGAAAGAGCATTGAAATGCTAGGTTTCAATGCTCAGATAGGTGCAATACACACCATACTTATGACAGGTATAGTGTACCATGCACCTGCTGAAAAAGCAAGAGAAAACGGGGAAAAACCCAGGCTTATTTAACAATCTCAATATATTAGAGATCCGACACAAGGTGGGGATATGGCATACAGGCATGATACTTATAAATACAAAAATAAAAAAATCATAGAGCATGAGTTTAAATATGCGGGACGGTATGGAGCTAAGGGAGAGAAGAGGGCACAAAGAAAAAAAGCTACACCGGAGCAGATGAAAAAACAGAATCAGTATAACAGGGAAAAGTTAGTGCTGAGGAAGATGAGAAATAATTTTAAAAGAGGAGATCTGTGGATCACATTAAAACTCAAAAAAGGAGAGAGAGCATCTGCACAGGAAATTTTAAAAATCAGGGAAAAGTTTCTTCGCCAGCTTAGAGGTGTGTATAAAAAAAGGGGACGGGCACTTAAATACATGTGCAGGATCGAGATTGGAGAGAGGGGAGGAATCCATATACATATACTGGTCAACAGAATAAAAGGCACACCGGGAACAGCGGAAGTTATTTCACAGATATGGGGACGGCTGACAGGTGGTCATGTAAATTATACACCGGTATATGAAGAGGGACATTTTAAAGATCTTGCAGATTATCTGGTAAAAAAACCAAAAGAGGAGATCACAGGCCAGTTGACACTTTTTGGAACAGAGGAAGAAAGAAAAATTTTTTCAGAGTACACCTGCTCAAAAAATTTAGAACTGCCGGAGAAAGAGACACATGATTATAAACATTGGACACTCAGGAAACTGATCGAGAATGGTCCAGAGCCGAAGCCGGGTTATTACATAGACTGGGACAGCATCCGGCACGGAGTAAACCCGTACACCGGCATGTCGTACTACTACTATACAGAGATACGGTTAGAACGGGATGCCGGGGAGATAAGAAGGGAGCGTGAGGACTTATGCGGGCAGTCAGTATATACACCGCTACGTCCATAAAGGGCAGATGGGAACGTGACGGATATATCGGTTATACGTTGGAATATTACCCACCGGGCAGGAATCTGCCGGAGGTCAGAAAGCATATTGAGTCGGTCGAGTCCATGAACGCAAACCGGGCAGAGATGGAAGCTCTGATACGGGCATTTTCCCGTATGAGAGAGAAATGTGAGTTATCCATTTATACGGACTCAGAATATCTTTTCAACGGATTTGCCGGACGGGAAGATGTAACACGCTGGATCAGGAGTGGATGGATCACAACCAGAGGACAGCCGGTAAAAAATAAAGACAAGTGGCTGGAGCTGATCAAAGGAAAGCAGGGGCATTTGTGCAGCTTTTATCTGAAACAGTCAAATGCATACACGAAGGAACTGATAGAAGAAATGGAGCGAAGGGAGAAATAAGGGATGTTTGAGAGATTTGGAGAATTTGACAGCGCGGAAGAATTAAACCTTACAGCGGAGGGGCTGAAAACAGAAGGAGATATGGAAAGTCTCCTGGAACTGGCAGAGGAGAACGGAATCGATAAGGAGGACGCAAAAGATTACTGGGACGGATATACAGACACACTGACGACACCGCTCGGGGCAGCACTCGGGAAAATTGATGTGGAATGTAAAGATTTAAAGCCAAAACAGATCATGATTGACTGGGTGGATTACATCAGATCACAGTGCATGGAGCATGACGATATGGCGGTCGCGGTACGCAGGAAAGGGAAAAGCATCAAGGGCTGTATTGGGAAGCTGTTGGAATGGTCATTTAAGAATCAGATTCCAGTGGACAAAGATATTTTAAAAGAGGCAAAAGTAAATGCCAGCCGTGTGACACTTGGAATCCCAGGAATGGGAGAAGCAAAGAAGATCATAAAAAGTTATTACACGGAGGTGAAATGATATGGCAGCAGTTAGGGAAAATGAGGAAGAGAGAATAAGACAGCTGGAAGAATTGACCCCGGGGCTTCCGGAGGATTTCAAAGACTGGTGTGCGAAAAAATTGTGGAATCCGGAAATTTATTATAAGAGAAAGGGCAATAACACAGAGTGCATCTGTGGAAAATGCGCAGAGAAATATGTTTTATATACACCGAAAGATCCGGAATATGGGACGCTGCATGATGAGATTCCAAGAAGAGGAGAAAAGGCAGTCTGTAAAAAATGCGGTAATGTATCAACTTATGAATGGCAGAGAGTTACTTCACCGGTGCGACAGGAAGAGAGAATTTACTTGTATCAGTTGACAAGTGAGAATGATCTGATCGTGCGGATTTTCTCGTATTACAGGAGATATCAGAAGTCATTAAAAATGGAAGACATTATGACAGAGGAGAGCCGGTATTTCCTTTTCAAAGGGAAGGTAGAAAAAATGGTGCGTGCATATAGTTACAGACGGGATGAAAACGCATGGATACTATCGGACAGGGGAGGATATCCGTACATAGAAGTAAAGGACGGGGAGATTTATCCGGGATGGGAAGAAGCGGTGCAGCAGTCGACATTAAAATATTGTCCATTAGATCAGTTAGAAAAAATGGGAAGAGAAAACTGGGGCAGAACGATAAAGAATGCCGTGAACACTACAGATGCACTGATGACATATGCAAATAATCCTGCAATCGAGATGTACTGCAAAATGGGTATGCACAAACTGGTGAGACGAATCTTATGGAAAGAGGGAAAGTTTGGGACTATCAACCGCAGGAAAGATACTTTGCGGGGGCAGCTTCGGTTAAAGAAAAAGGAACACATCAACAGTGTCATAAAAGCGCATGGAGATACAGATCTGTTAGAAACACTGCAATTTGAAGAGAAAGAGGGATATTCCTGGAAACCAGAACAGGAAGAATGGATTGCAGAAAAATTTGACAGAGAAATGAAAAATAGGCTGAAACATCTACTTGAATACATGACCTTGCAGCAGTTGATAAACCGGGTAGAAAAGTATGCAAAACAAAAATTTGATCCGGTGCCGGAAGGTTGGACCGCATACGGGAGTTATAAAAGGAACGTGATTTGGGAATATGACGACTACCTTAACATGCGGGAGGCACTGGGCTATGACATGACAAACAGTGTATTTATTTATCCGCGCGATCTGGAAGAGGCACACAACCAGATGGTTAAGGAAAGTACGGAAAGACATGACGAGCTGTTTATAAAAAAGAAAAACAAGGAATTTTCCAAAATTGCAGTGAAATATAAGAGCCTGTGCAAGCGGTATCAGGCATCGGCAGAGGGCTATATCATCCGCCCGGCGAAAGACGCGGGAGAGATTATCGTGGAAGGAAGAACCTTACACCATTGTGTAGGCGGCGATAATTATCTTTCAAAACATAACAAGGGAACGACCGCCATTTTGTTCCTGCGAAAAGAGAAAACACCGGACACACCATATATCACGATAGAAATTAAGGGAACAGAGATAAGACAGTGGTACGGAGCACATGATAAAAAGCCGAAACAGGAGTTTTTCGACAGGTTTTTGAAAGATTATACAGCGCAGCTGAAAAACAGGGAAAAGAAGTCAGAGAAAGAAACAGGTCATGCACTGGAAGCGGTGTAGAAAGGAAGAAAAATGGAAGAAATTATAAGACAGGACCACAATGTGATCACATATACAGATTATGCAGTATATAAGCATGATCTTGATACCGAACTGCAGAAATCAGCAGAGCAGTTCGTGAGGATCGGATACCTCTTAAAAGTGGCACAGGATACGGGAATTTTAGCGGGTTCCGGGTATTCGAATGTCAATGAGTTTGCAATGAATGAATACGGGCTTGATAAAACACAGGTATCACGTTTTATCCGGATCAACGACAGATTTTCAAGAGACGGCTATTCCATGGAACTGAAAGAAGAATATCAGCGGTTCGGCTATGCAAAACTGGCACTCATGCTGACACTGCCGGATGAGATCAATGAAATCCTGACACCGGAAATGAGCAAAGCAGAGATCAGTGCCGTAAAAGAAGGATTTGAGGAAGAGCAGAAAATCTCAGATATCGAAGTAATGATTGAGCAGGAGCCGGAGACAACGAAAACGGCGGAGACAATCTTTGAAAAGGTGATTTTAAATATTTTCCATGATGAGCCGCAGTTATTCAAAGATGTGATCAATTCGTTAAAAAACGAACAGGATGTGCTTGAGATCATGGCACCGGCGGACATGAAAGTTTACATGACAAGAATCCCGGGGATCGGAAAACTTGCCGTATCCGTGAACAACTTAAAGAAAATGATCGAGATCGTGAACACAAGAAGCATGGAAAAAGAACAGATCATGCAGGAGGAAGTTGCCGAGACGATCAGGAACATGACAGGATCATTTGATGTGAAGGGTGCATGGGAGAATATGTTTCATGAAAATTTTCTGGAAACTGAAAAAAGCAAAGTTGCACCGGTGCAACGGAAAGAGTCGCACGTGCAGCCGTCGAAAAAGAAACCGGAGCCGGTAAAAGAAACACCCAAGACACTGCATGACATTGAGCCGGACATCCCGGAACCATCCCCGATCGAGCCGGAGGAACAGCCGGAAGATATTAAGACAGGTGAGCCGGAGGCGGTCGGCGAGCAGCAGTTACCGGGACAGGACAGCATTGAGAACCATCCGGAATACATGCCGAGCGAACCGGAAAATGAGGAAAACGAACCGGAGATCGCAGAAACAAGAGAAATTATGAACTGGACACTTGATCTCTTTATAGCGGATTTAATAAAAAATGCTGAAAGCAACTGGTGCCAAGAACAGGTAAAAATGTTGAGGGCATTATTAAAATCAACATGTCAATGTACTGAATACAGAGATGCGTATCAGGAATTAGAAAGTGAAGAGGTAGGGGCAAACATGGATAAGTTAGAGGAGGACTGACATGCGGTACCGGACCAGAAAAAACATGAAGTTCCAATTCGATGAAGAAACCCGCCGGATCATCTATTACCGCGACGATGAGAGCTGCATCTTCTGTAGGCGGCAGTACCACATGGAAAATAAAGATCCGATGCTCTACCGGACAAAAGATATCATGCATTATATAAACAAGTCCCAGGGCGGACTTGGCATACCACAGAACGGAGCGGTGGGCTGCCGGTATCATCACATGCTGTTAGATAACGGCAGCAAAGGACTCCGGGCGGAGATGATCGAAATGTTCAAAGAATACCTGATGCAGCAGTATCCGGACTGGAACGAAGACAAGTTGCGGTATAAGAAATGGGATTTTCCAACTTTTGGTTAATCAATATATCACAGGATACCAGTAAACGCGCGATTCTCCGGCAACCGGTGCCGGAGAGAAAGGAGAAAACAGTGTTTGTAAGAAAAACATACAAGAAGCAGTGCATAATTTGTGGAAAAGAATTTGAAACAATAGCAGCTGCCGCGCTGACTTGTGGAAAACAGTGTAGAAATGAACGTAATAGAAAAATTCACGAGGAAAGAAGAAACCAGACACACAATAACAGCGATATAAGCAGCGTATTAGAAAAAAGCAAGAGAAGCCGGGATGAGTTACGGGAAGTATGTAGCAATGGCAGAAAGGACGACAAAATGAAAAAGAAAGATATCTTGGAATTAAAAAGAAGGCTGACAAAGAATAACTGCACTTTTTCCCGTATTTGCGGGTGCTATGTGGATGTAGATAAAAATATCGTAACAACATTCGGAGAGACATTTTTGAATCTTCCGGATGAAGAATTTTATAAATACTTGGATATTGCAAAAGGAATCTTTAAGGGAAAACTGAAAGACAACATGTTGAATCTGGAACTTTCGGAAGAGGCAAAGGAAGAAAACGACATGCAGCAGTTCCTGCTTGCGATAAGAGACAGCGGCTTAAAAGACGAGAATCTGCTGGAAGCATTTTATGACAGAGTGATTGATAATTATGATCATGTCGGAGGCTATCTGATCCTGCTTTACCGCGATGCTTATGACGTTATTACATATACCTCAGACAATAACAAGATAGACGAGTCAGAGGATGTATACGAATATCTGCTCTGTGCTATCTGCCCGGTAAATCTGACAGCTCCAGGACTGGCATACAGCGAGGAGAAGAACAGGATTATAAACAGGATCAGGGATGCGGTAGTCGGAGCACCAGATACAGGATTTGTATTTCCGGAATTTACAGACCGAAAGGCAGACAGGGACACAATGCTCTTTTATACAAGAGACACGAAAGCGCCGCATCAGGAATTTGCACGGGCGATGGGATGCATTGAACAGACAACGGCAACGGAGCAGAGAGAGGAATTAAAGACGATCATCACGGATATTCTTGGAGACAGCGACGAAGGAATCAGAATGTATGAGAATTTTCATAGAATCCTGGATGAAAAATTGGAAGAGGAAGCAAAGAAAGAGCTGGAACGGGCAGAACAACAGAAATTAACACTTGGAATCTTGGGCGAGGCACTGGAAAAAGCAGATGCAGCAAAACCACAGATTGAAAAAATTCAGAAAACATACAGGAACACTTTTGAAGAGATCCCGACCATTGCAGCAGTGATCGATGGAAAAGCGGTCAAGAAAAGTTATGAAAGAGACGGTGTCGAGTCTATGAAAAAAATGTTGAAAGATGCTGCAAAAGAGATTGAGATCTTAAACGGAGGAGAGACGGAACTGTCAGAGAGAATACGGGAAGTTACGGGAGTTTAGGAGGGATTTACATGCACAGAGACGGAAAAGAACGCCGCCAGATCATTAAGGCAATGGTACAGCGACAAACAAGAATATCAAAATACCCGGATCAGGAAGCATTAAAGAGATTCAAAGAAGTGCCGTATCAGTTACGGTACGGGAAGGAGAAGAAAGATGCTGAATAGAGAGAAATACGCGGAAGAGATTTTAAATATTGCATGTGATGGAGGCAATATTGCGTTAATTAATGGAAAACTGGAAAAATGCAGGGGAGTCTGCGATAAATGCGATTTTTGCGATAATGACATTAGAAATACTGGTCGTTGCAGAGAAAAAGCAAAAGAATGGGCGAACGGCCAGTATGTTGATTGGAGCGAAGTTCCAGTCGATACACCGATTTTGGTCAGAGATTCTGAACTTTTTGCGTGGAGCAAAGAACATTTTGCAAAATATGAAGATGAAACGGTTTATACATGGGATTACGGAAAAACGTCATGGAGCACATACGACGGTAAAATGAGTAGCTATAAATATGCTATGTTACCAGAAAGTGAGGATCAGAATGAAAATAAGCAGAATTAGAAAGTATTTATAGAAATGGGGTGTTTGGATGAAGAAATGCGGACAATCGCAGAGGAAAACCCACATCTGGACGACCTCGGGGAACTGAATGACATCATGGAGGAAGAAATTGGGTATTTCGGCATGGAGGAACAGGAGGGCGAACGATGAGACTGATTGATGCGGACGATGTAAAGAAGATGATTTCTGATACATTTGAGAAGGAAAAGGATGTTATAAATAGCTTTTGGAAAATGGGTACGTTGATGGAAAAAGTCGACGAAATTCAGACCGCTTACAATGTGGATGCGGTTGTAAGCGAATTGGATAAGGCAAGTTGTGTTGCACAGCCTGTAGGATGGAGTGCAAAAAAAGAAATTGTTGAACTTAAAACGGCAATTGAGATTGTGAAAGGTGGAGGTGTAGATGAAACAAACTGACATAGAAATGTCTTATGCCAAGCTGAAGGAATCTGATGATAGATTAAAAATCTTGAAAACAGAAACTGGAAAAGAAAGATTTATCAACAGTAAATGTGCTTATGAGTACCGGATAAAAAGCGTAGGCAGAGTTTTAAGACATATCCGTGACGAGTACAGGACAGGCAGACTGTGCGATTTGGAAACACTTCTCCGGCATTGCCAGGATAAACTAAATGGCAGCATTGACGGAATTGAACTGGAACTGAAAGAAGGAAAAACGTTCCGATTCGAGAAAGACGGGCAGGAAAAACGAAAGGAACGTTTAATACAGTATTGGTTGATATGCCAGAGCTGACAGGTAAAGGTAAGCAAGATGATTTTAAAATTAATAGGGATAATAGTTGTTATTTCGTTTTATGACGAGATGGAAAAAGCACGAGAAAAGAAAGAACTGCATAATGTTGTATACTGGGGAATCCTGTTAATAACTGCATTCATTATGATCTGGAATTAAAAATCATTAGTAATAGACAATATTATACATGTAAATTATAATCATATAGAAATTACAAATATAATTAAAAAGGAGACAATGACATGCAGACATTATCAGATCAGGAAAAGAAAGTTTTAAAAATTATCAAGGAGTCAGAGCAGCAGTTGACGCCGGAAGAAATCACGGCAGAGATAAACAAAAGATATGGGCAGGTTTGGCCAGTGCAGGTTACTCTGACATTTATGGCAAGATTAGAGAAGCTGGGATATACGGATACTAATAAACAATGAAGAACAGGCAGGGAGAAAAATAAAACAAGCAGAGGGGGAATGTGTGTGAATGAGAAAGAAGTGTACGAGATCTGTATGAGTGTAGATAGCATCATAGCCGATAAACTGACAGAATCAATCGTTGTTGGTACCAGTTATGACATGTTAGAAGCTCATTATGGCATTCTCCCGATCAGTCGGAGAAATTTTTACCGGAGGAAAGAGATAGCGCAAAGACTAACGCAACAAAAAAACGAATTTAGAGGAAGAAAAGAATGAGAAATGCGGATGGTATAGAGATATAATAGATATTTTTATATTTGTAATTGATTATTGTGGGGTTATGTAGTAGAATTTAATAAAAGGAGGTATGCGGTAATGTTAGCATTGGAAGTACAAGTAGAATTTGCAGAGATTTTAGTAAAACTTAGGGAAAAACAGGCAACAGTTTCTGATCTAAGCCAACTTCTTTATTTGGTTAGGCTTTATAAGAAGGAGATACCGGATGATATTAAACTTATTATGTTAAGTATTCCAAACATTGTGTTGAGAGATAATTGTGAACTGAAAAGTGACGCAGGGAAGTGGGCGAGTAAATATGGAGAATATTTTTCAGGCAATTGTGTTAACCTTGTGGAGTGGAAAAATAAATTTAGTAGTAAGTGTTTTGATTTGAAAGATATGAGTAACTTTATGAAATATGTGTTAGAAGATCAGGAAAGATTAAATAGTGATTTCTATTTGAGAAATCCGGAGGTAACATTGAGGGATGATGTATGTATAAAATCTGGGAGAAAATTTCAGAATGAGCAGATTATATATGCTATGGTACTTGAAAAGGCACTCATGATGTAGCATAAGTAAAGTTACAAAGAATGAAGCGATTTGACATAAATATATTTATTTACCATAATATATTCATAAATCAGCATCATAGAACCGAATGTATGAGACTATAATTAGTTTCATGCACTCGGTTTTTTATTTAAAAATTGGCACAAATCTTATTACTCACTGTTTTATAATTATGCTATAAGAGAAAAAACAGGAGGAGATAGATAGTGAACGAGATAGACCACAAAAAGGAATACCTGAAACAATATGAAAAAGCAGTGCGTCAGATGAAACGCAGCGAGGAAAAGATCACAGAAATGCGTTTAAGCAAGATTATGCCATCTGTAGGCAATGACGGCATGCCACACGCACATAACAATACAGATCTATCTGCTTATGCTGCACTACTGGACGAAGAGGAAAGACGGTACATGAAAGCCAGATATCACAGAATCAAGCTGTGCCAGGAGATCACGGACAAGATAGAGCGGATGGATAATGAAGATGAAAAGGATGTATTGATGTACCGTTATATCCGGTTGATGAAGTGGGAGGATATCTGTGTGAAGATGGGATTATCATGGAGACGCACCCATTACATACATAATGATGCACTGAAACATTTTATAATTTAAAAGAGTGCATAGAAGTGCACACTCAAAATATGATATTGTTATACTAACCGAAAGGTTCAAAGGGAGATTGCGGCAGCAGTCTCTCTTTTTTCGTGCTCACAACATTAAGCGGCTCCATGAAACCCAGGGGAGCCGCGACCTCCGTATGAATGGGGAGATTAGAATGAATAAAGAAAGATACAGTGATCCGACAGCCGAACAGGCGATTGCGCATGTGATGAGGGAATATAGAGAAAAGAAAAAGCAGGAAGGTGGCAGCAGTGGCAAGGAGTCCGAACGAAAAGACAGAGAAAGCCCGAAAACTATACAAAAAAGGAATGAAGCTGGTTGAGATTGCAAGTCAACTAGACGTTCCTCCCGGTACGGTTCGAAGATGGAAAAGTACATACCATTGGGATGGTGAGCATCAAAGCGAACGTTCGGAAAAGAAAAGCGAACGTTCGGAAAACAAAAAGAGTGTTAGAAAAAAGGCTATAGCTGATGAAGTCAAGCAGGTAATGCAGAACACCGACTTGACCGATAAACAACAGCTTTTTTGTATACATTACATCCGGTGTTTTAATGCTACTAAGGCATATCAGAAAGCGTATGGAGTTGATTATGCAACAGCTCTGGTGAATGGTTCGCGAATGCTAGGAAATGCTAGGATAAAAGATGAAATCTTGCGGTTAAAGCAGGATCGACTCAACAGGGAGTTCCTGAGTGAGTCTGACATCTTCCAAAAGTACATGGATATTGCCTTTGCTGATATGACTGATTTTGTAGAATTTGGAAACGGAACGTTTACAGATCCGGAGACGGATGAAGAAGTTCAATACAGTTATGTGAATTTAAAAGACAGTAAAGCTGTAGACGGAACATTAATTTCAGAGGTTTCCAAAGGGAAAGACGGTGCAAAGATTAACCTTGCCGACCGTATGAAAGCCTTGCAGTGGATTTCGGACCACATGGATCTTGCCACTGAGAAACAGAAAGCTGAAATTGCACTGTTGAAAGCCAAAGTCCAGACTGATGATGGAGAGGAAAGTGTAGATGATGGATTCCTGGATGCGCTGAACGGAACCGCGGCAGAGGATTGGGACAATGAAGAAGATTAAGCGGATTTTCAAATTCAAGCCGTTTTCCCAGAAACAGCGCATGGTGTTGAACTGGTGGTGTGATGCTTCCCCTGTAAAAGACATGGATGGCATCATAGCGGACGGAGCAATCCGATCCGGAAAGACAGTCAGTATGTCGCTATCGTTTATCATGTGGGCGATGAGCTCATTTAATGGTGAAAATTTTGCCATGTGCGGCAAGACGATAGGCTCTTTCCGGAGAAATGTACTGTCTGGATTGAAAATGATGCTTTGCAGCCGTGGTTATACCGTGGCAGATCACAGAGCGGATAATCTGGTTATCATCACAAAAGGAGATGTAACCAATTATTTTTATATATTTGGCGGTAAGGATGAACGGTCACAGGATCTAATTCAGGGTATTACTCTGGCAGGTGTCTTTTTTGATGAAGTTGCGCTGATGCCGGAATCATTTGTGAACCAGGCAACCGGACGATGTTCGGTTGAGGGTTCTAAATATTGGTTTAACTGCAACCCGGATGGTCCATATCACTGGTTTAAGACGGACTGGATTGATAAGAGAAAAGAAAAACACCTGTTGTATCTCCATTTTACCATGGATGATAACATCAGCCTGTCAGAAAAGATCAAAGAACGATACCGCAGTATGTATACTGGTGTATTCTACCGTCGGTATATTCTTGGACTCTGGGCGATGGCAGAGGGCATTATCTACGATATGTTCGACACGGCGAAACATGTGATATCAAGCCTGTCTGATCTGGTTAACACGAATTACTACGTGTCTTGCGACTATGGTACGCAGAATGCAACCGTATTTCTTCTGTGGTGTAAAGAACGTTCCGGGCGGTGGGTGTGCTGCCGTGAGTATTATTATTCCGGCCGTGATGAAGAAAGACAAAAAACAGATACAGAGTATGCAGATGATTTGGAACAGTGGCTTGATGGGATAAAGCCGGTAAAGATTATTATTGATCCGTCTGCCGCATCGTTTATTGCAGAATTGAAAAAACGTGGCTATACAATCAAGAAAGCAAAGAATGACGTGTTGGATGGCATCCGGTTTGTAGCGTCGTTGTTAAACGAGGGTAAGATTGCGATTAGTGACCAGTGCCCGAATACCATAAAAGAATTTGCTTCCTATATTTGGGATCAGAAAGCATCGGAGCATGGCGAGGATAAACCGGTAAAACAGCACGATCATGCAATGGATGCGCTGCGGTATTTTTGTTATACAATTATTCGCAAGCCGGGAAGTATTGGTATTTTGAAATGAGGTAGAAATGAAAAAAGACGGTTACACAAGGTTTAACCAAGGAAATTGGATTGAACATTGTGAAAGTTACAGGCGGTGTATATTAAATGATGGTGGGCGGTGCGCCAAAATACAACAAAGGCGGGTTGATCAGACCCGCCAAGCTGTCTTGTCTTTAGTTTTTATGCGTTACATTGATTAGTGTTATAAACACTACAGTTAAGCATGCGAAACTAAATGTTTCTGGTTTCATGTTGCTAATGAAAGCGTGTAATGCAACAAATATGCGTTCACCGTATGTACCAACAAACAAAAGGACAAGCTGTAAGAAATCTTCCCATTTGAAACTTAGTTTCTTCATAATCTTGCTCCTTAAAAGTTATTTTCTTGGGGCAATTAGCAATTTCGGGCCTATTAACCCCAAGCGAGCAAGAATGATAATGGGAAATAGATGCAAGATTATACGGTAAATGGGATATACCGTTTTTAAACCCGTGAATAAGTTTGTAGAATGAATTGACTGCTTAATATCTCATCTATAAACGGTTTCAATGCATGCACCTCTTTCTAAAAGTATTCACGCTTTCGACCATAGAATACTACAAATGTTACAAAAATTCAACAAAAATATGCGTACATTGAGAAAGAATAAACAGGAGTTCTATTACGTCACCTACGATGCCGAGAATCAGGCATATGACTGTGACAAGGAAACAACGATAGGCTAATAAAAGCCTGTCGTTGTTAATAGGAGAAATTAAATGAACATCGAAACAATGAAACGACTAATAAAAAAATATGAACCCGGTCATGCGGCTTTTGTGACACGGGCAGCAGTGGCAGAACGGTATTACCGGAATGAGACAGATATTTTATTCCGGGATAAGCCAAAAGAAGAAAAAGAGGAAGCGGACAATCCCTTGCGCAATGCAGACAACCGGATTCCCCGGAACTTCCACGGATTGATCGTGAATCAGAAAGCATCATATGCATTTACTGCACCGCCGTTGTTTGACGTAGGAAGTACCACGAGCAATAAGCGTATCACGGAAGCCCTGGGGGATGAATATGCCAAGAATTGCATGGAATTGTGCATCAATGCGGCAAATACTTCTATCGGCTGGGTGCATTACTGGCAGGGAGAAAATGGTTTTGAGTGGGCGGTAGTTCCATCTGCGCAGATCATCCCGGTATTTAACCGGAGCCTGAAAAGGCGGCTGATCGGAACCATGCGTGTGTATCCGGACATTGACGAGAATACCGGTGATAACTATACCGTGTATGAATACTGGACGGATACAGAGTGCCAGGCATTCCGGAGAAGAACCGGTGATGCACTGGATCTGCTGACATACTATGACATGTTTGCGTATCCGGACAGTGGGGATATGGCTGCCAGTTACCGGCATGATTTTGGGGAAGTGCCATTTATCCCATTTTATAACAATAATATACATACAGATGATCTGCGAAACATAAAGCCGCTGATAGACGTATATGATAAGGTCTACAGCGGTTTTATTAATGATCTGGACGATATACAGGAACTGATTTTTGTACTGTCCGGATATGGAGGACAGGATCTAAATGAGTTCCTTTCAGATTTAAAAAAGTATAAGGCAATAAAAATTGAAAGTGACGAAGATGGATCAGTGTCAACACTTAACATCGAGATCCCAATCGAAGCCAGAAACAGTGTGTTAGAAGCCACCAGAAAGGCAATCTTTGAACAGGGACAGGGATTTGATCCACAGCCAGAGAACTTCGGAAACCAGTCAGGTGAAGCACTGAAATTTATGTATTCACTGCTGGAGATGAAAACAGGACTTATGGAGACAGAATTTAAACTTGGTTTTGCACGTCTTGTCCGGGCGGTCTGTAGGAGCCTTGGCATCCAGTGCAACACCATTATACAGACATGGACCCGTACTTGTATCAAGAATGATACGGAGCAGGCACAGATATGCAGGGATTCAGTTGGCATTGTCAGTAAAAAGACGATCCTGAAAAATCATCCGTTGGTCGAAGATGCTGATGAGGAATTGAAGCAGATCGAAAAAGAAGAGAAAGAGACACAGGAGAAAGCGGATGCTTACACCGGAGCCTTTGGACAGTCACAAAAGGATGATCCGGCGCAGAAAGATAATCCAGAAAAGAACGATGATCCAAAAAACATGGAATAAAGGAACGGGGCAGGTGATCGCATGGGTGAACGGACAGGTAAATACTGGCAGGAACGCTTTAAACAGATGGAGCAGGCACAGCACGATACTTCGTTTCAGAAAGTGCAGGAAATTCAGGAGCAGTTTGACAGATCCCTTGCGGCAATTAATGCAAAGATCAATTCCTGGTATCAGAGACTTGCAGATAACAATGGTGTATCTATGCAGGAAGCACGGAAACTGCTGAATGCAGGAGAACTGAAAGAATTTCACTGGAATGTTGAGCAATATATCAGATATGGACAGGAAAATAAGAAAAACGGAGAATGGGAGCAGCAGTTAGAAAATGTATCTGTGAGGGTGCATATCAGCAGACTGGAAGCCTTAAAACTTGAAATACAGCAGGAAGCAGAAAAGTTGTATGGAAACTGCATCGATGCAATAGATCAGCATATTAGGAATACATATACCTCTGATTTTTACCATACTGCCTATGAAATACAAAAAGGTGTCGGCATTGGCACGACCATAAACCGGCTGGATTCAAGAACTGTGGAGATGATCGTATGTAAACCCTGGGCGGTGGATGGAAAGAACTTTTCAGACCGCCTGTGGGAGAATAAGACAAAACTAATCAATCAGCTGCATAACAGTCTATCGCGCATGTGCATCACAGGAGAAGCACCAGACCGGGCTATTGCAGAGATTGCCAAGAAGATGAAAGTATCTAGGGCACAGGCGGGCAGGGTAGTCATGACGGAATCTGCGGCATTTGCAAATAAGGCAAGACAGGATTGCATGAAAGAGTTGGATGTGCAGCAGTTTGAAATCATGGAGACATTAGACAGCCATACATGTGAGTTTTGTGGATCCATGGATCTGAAACATTTCCCCATGAAAGACTTTCAGATCGGCGTGACTGCACCGCCGTTCCATCCGAACTGCCGCGGATGTACATGTCCGTATTTTGGTGATGAATTTGACAGTGTGGGAGAGCGTGCGGCAAGAGGAGAGGATGGCAAGACGTATTATGTGTCGGCAGATACGACGTATGAGGAGTGGAAGAAATCTTTTGTGGATGGCGACACAGAAGCAAGAGATAGACTTGGCCTTATTACAAATAATAATAAAGCAGATCCGAAGTATTACGATTTTAAAGGAAAAGACTTAAAAACAGTTGAACAGGAAATAAGTCAGAATGATTATGAAACAGCTGTTATATTTGAGGATGGAAAAGCAATCAGCTGCCAGCTTGGTAATGAAGACACTATAAAATTTACGAAGCATCAGTTAAAATTGATGAAAGGAAACGATGTTACACATAACCATCCATTGAGCACACCACCATCACCGGAAGATCTGTATCTGTTGGTAGATCATAAAGTCAGAAGTTTTAGAACCTGTGGGAAAAATGGTGCATATGTGTTAGAATATAATGAAAATATACAGCAACTTCCAACAAGTGATAAATTTAGTGATGATTATAACCGGCTGTTATATCAGTTAAAACCTAAAATAATCGAGCAATATTATAACGGACATAATGAACAGGAAGTACTTGTGAAACTGGGCGAAGAAATTTGGAATGAATTATACAAATTATATGGAGTAAAGCCTAGATTCGAGAGGAGATGAATCGAATGTCGCGAGAAATAGATAGATATCAATTGAAATCTTTATTTCCCATTTGCCAAGACTGTAAAAAAATTAAATTTGATGGAATTCCGTATTCGTGTAAAGCATATCCAAAGAAAAACGGAATACCGCCGGAAATCTGGAACGGTAAGGTTAAAAAATGTGACCATTATGAACCAAAAACCTAGGGTATAGTGTGCAGCCTATCCGAAAGAAAAGGGAATCCACCAGTCAGAAATGGCATGGTGGTATTTTTATACCCAAAATCAAAAGTTGCACCGGTGCAACCGCAAAATGTAAAACGACGGAAACAGGATTGTAAGCAGCAGTCCTGTTTTTATATTGTCCGAAGCCTTATGACATGAAAACTGCCGGCAGAATCCCATATCAGGGAAATAATGATAAGCGTGGCTGCAAATAAAGCCAGAAAGGAAGTAACCCATGAAGTTAGAGGAATTGTTAGGAGAAGAACTGTATAAACAGGTCGAAGAGAAGATCAATGCGGCAAATGCGAATGAACCGGACAAGCTGAAGCATATCAGGTATGCAGATCTGTCAGAGGGCGAGTATGTCAGCAAAGGAAAATATGATACCGCCGTGGCAGAAAAAGAGAATCTTGCCGGTCAGATTAAAACGCTCAACACTACGATCGGAGATCTGAAAAAGAACAATGCAGACAATGAAGCATTGCAGAGTACTATTACAGACCTGCAGGCGAAGCTGAAAGACCAGCAGACAGCCAATGAGCAGATTTCAAAGACCTATGCGTTGAAAGATTCCCTCACAAAGCAGGGAGTACTTGATCCGGACTATCTGATTTATAAAGCGGGCGGACTGGACAAGTTCACTTTTGACAAAGAAGGAAAGCCGGTCGGCGTGGAGGATGCCGTAAAGCCGTACAAGGAGGATAAGACAATGGCGCATCTGTTTAAGCAGGAGCAGCCAAAACCGCCGTATCATCCACAGGGCGGCACTGGTGGCGCAGGAACTGCAAACCCATTTGCAAAAGAGACGTTTAATCTGACCAAACAGGGCGAACTTTTAAAATCCAACCCGGAGCAGGCGAAAGCAATGGCAGCCGCCGCAGGGGTAACCATTTAGAAAGAGAGGTAACTATTTATGCCAATTACAAAAATTGCAGACGTGATCGTACCGGAGTTATTTAATAAGTACGTGATTAACAGAACAATGGAGCTGTCCGCGTTTTTCCAGAGCGGGATCGTGGTAAACAGCCCGGAATTTGATGCACTGGCATCCGAGGCGGCAAGGACACACAATATGCCGTTCTTTGAGGATTTACAGGGAGAATCCGAACCGACACTGGAGGATGTAAAGATGACACCGGCAAAGATCGGTTCTAACAAAGATGTATCCACCACAATTCTCCGTCAGAAAATGTGGGCTGCTACAAATCTTTCTGCAGCATTAGCAGGTGCAGACCCGATGAAAGCAATCGGTGATCTGGTGGCACAGTACTGGGCGCGCGATATGCAGAAGGAATTGATTGCGATTCTTGCGGGCGTATTTGGAACCACCACGGCAGATCCAAGCGGAACACCGAAAGCGGAGACCAGGATGGCAGATCATATTCTTGATCTGACTACAGGAAAAGCAGAGGCTGCAAAGCAGATTAGCGCATCTGCATTTATCGATGCATGTCAGATGCTTGGAGATGCACAGTCGCAGCTTACCGGTGTGGCAATGCACTCTGCTACAAAATCTTATCTGAAAAAGCTGAACCTGATTGAGACAGAGCGTGATTCTACAGATGTTGAGTTTGACACCTATCAGGGCAGACGTGTGACAGTAGATGATGGATGCCCGGTTGCTGATAATGTATACACAACATACCTTTTTGGTAATGGAGCGGTTGCTTACGGCAATGGTTCTCCGGTCGGTCATGTTGCTACTGAGGTGGACCGCGACAAACAGACTGGCGGCGGTGTAGATTATCTGATCAACCGTAAAGCGTTTATCCTGCATCCGAGAGGAATCGCGTACACCGGAGCAAAACGTGAGCATGTGGAGACTCCGACGAGAGCAGAACTTGCAATGGCAGAGAACTGGAATCCGGTATACGAACCGAAACAGCTTCGTATCGTTGCAATTAAGCATAAGATCGGATAGCCTATGGAACTGGCAAAATTAAAGGCACTGCTTGGAATTGAGGATGATTCCAAGGATGTGGTGCTTGAATTTGTCATTGCAGATGTGGAAGAAACCATAAAAAACTACTGCCATGTGGAGAAAATGCCGGATGGATTGACAAACACCGGCTACCGCATGGCAATGGATCTGTACCGGAATGAGAATATTGGAAGTGAGTCGGCAGCAGTCGGCGCGGTTTCTTCTATCTCTGAGGGAGACACTTCTACATCATTCCGTCAGTATGTGGATGACAATTTTAAGAGCACAGTGCTGAAAAATTATGAATCCTCATTGAAACGATACAGAAAGGTGGCGTGGAGATGATCTCAGATGCAATTAAAAAAATGCAAGCAATGGCAAGGAAGGCGCAGGAAGAGACATACGATGGGAAATGCACAGTAACGGAATTTAAGCCGATCAAAGATTCGAGAACAAAGATCACATCGGAAAAGGAAGTGGTTGTGTTAGAGGATGAGCCATGCCGCCTGTCATATTCGAATGTCAGTGCAGTAGACCAGACGGAAGCTGCCGCAAAGACGGCACAGGTCACAAAACTGTTTCTGTCCCCGGATACACAGATCAAGTCTGGAAGCAAGATCACAGTCACGCAGGCAGGCATCACACGTGCATATGAATGCAGTGGTGTACCTGCGGTTTATCCGACGCATCAGGAGATTGTGCTTACACTGTCAGAGAGGTATGCATAATGGCTGGAATGGGAAATTTTAATATCCGTGGACTTACGGAACTGCAGAGAGAACTGGAAAAGCTGCAGGATCCGGATGAGTTTGTGGAGGCATGCGCAAAAGAACTAGCGGCCAGGCTTTTAACTTTAGTTATTAAAAGAACACCGGTCGGAGATTATTCAAAAGAAATTGAAGTAACGGCACAACGAAATTCTAAAAATCATAAAAAAGGTGACGTTTATAAAGAGAGAGTTAGCCCATCGGGGAGAAATGGTGGAATGCTCCGCAGGGGGTGGATTTCAAAGACACAGGAAGAAGCGGAAAGTGCAAAAGGTAAACCTACTGCACAGGAAATTTTGCAATATGCCAATGGTGTAAAAATCAGTCGAACGGGGAAAATTTTAAAAATCGAAATCGACAATCCGGTCAAATATGCCGACTATGTTGAATACGGTCACAGGACAAGAAATCATAAAGGCTGGGTAAGAGGGCATTTTATGATGAAGATTTCCGAACAGGAGTTACAGAACATGGCACCGCAGATCCTTGAACGAAAGATCAGAAAATACCTTGGGGATATCATGAAATGATAAATGAAATTATAGATGCAATCAGCATTGCCTTAGACAACGAGTTTGGGGATGGTTATGTGATCCATAAGGAAGAGATAAAGCAGGACTTGAAAGAGCCCTGTTTTTTTGTACAGTTGATCGACCAGAGCGTAAGTCCGCTTTGTGGTCAGCGGTATCTGCAAAATAATGCATTCTGCATCCAGTATTTTCCAGAATCTAAACTGAATCCATACGCAGAGTGCAATGATGTGGCAGAACGCATGATGTTTGCTTTAGAGTATGTTACCCCGTTAGATGCGGACAGAGCAATACGTGGGACAAATAAGAATCATGAGCTGGTGGATGGGGTATTAAATTTTTTTGTGAATTATAACCGGGTAATCCTGAAAAAAACGGCAAGTCCTGAGGTGATGGGACAAATCAAAATTCAGTCAGAAATGAAGGGAGAGTAACAAAATGGCAAATGCGAGCGGGAAGGTATTAGAAAAGCCGCAGGGAAAAGCGGCACAGAAATTTACAAAAGAACAGCTTCTTGCCTGTGCAAAGTACAGTGCCAGGAAAGATATAATGGACGCATTGCTTGATGAAAACAAAAAGTACACAAAAGCAGAAGCGGACACGTTATTAGAAAAATACATGAAAGGAAAGGTGAAATAAATGGCTTTAGGTGGAGGAACATTTACTGCACAGAACAAAGTGCTGCCGGGAACTTATATCAATTTTGTATCGGCGGCATCTGCAAGCACAAATCTGTCGGACAGAGGCGTTGCGACAATGCCTTTAGAACTTGACTGGGGAGCGGAAGGGAAAGTCTTTGAGGTGACAAACGAGGACTTCCAGAAAAACAGCATGAAAATTTTCGGCTATGCATTCGATGATCCGAAAATGAAAGGACTGAATGATCTGTTCCTTGGAGCACAGACGCTTTATGCATACCGTTTAAACGGTGGCGGTGTAAAGGCTACAAATACCATGGCAACCGCATTGTACAGCGGAACCCGTGGCAATGATATCCGGATCGCTGTACAGAAAAATGCGGACGATGCAGATAAGTTTGACGTTATTACTTACCTTGGCACAACCAAAGCAGACACGCAGACAGTAAAAACTGCAAAAGAGCTTGTTGCGAATGATTATGTTTCATTTAAAGAGGAAATCGAGCTGGAAGATACAGCAGCCGCACCACTGACAGGTGGAACAAATGGAACTGTAGACGGAACGGCACATCAGACATATTTGGATCTGATTGAATCTTATTCTTATAACACCATGGGTGTTGCGGTAACGGATGAGACAACGAAAAAGTTATACGTTGCATTTAACAAACGGCTGCGCGATGAACTTGGAATTAAATTTCAGGTGGTACTCTACAATATTTCCGCAGATCACATGGGTGTTATCAATGTAAAAAATAAGACCACAGATGCGGGATGGAGTGAAGCAAGTCTTGTATACTGGGTTACTGGTGCAGAATGCGGATGTGCTGTAAATAAATCCTGCCAGAATAAAGTTTACGACGGTTCTTTTACGGTAGATGCATCGTATACACAGAATCAGTTAAGAGAGTCTATCAAAAATGGAGAATTTGTCTTGCACAGGGTAAATTCAGATATCCGCGTTCTGGATGACATCAACTCCATGGTAAGCGTGACAGATACGCAGGGAGAACTTTTCAAAGACAATCAGACAGTCCGCGTGATCGATCAGATCGGTAATGATATCGCCGTATTATTCAGTACGAAATATCTCGGTACCATATCGAATGATGCGGCAGGAAGAACGTCTCTCTGGTCTGACATCGTGGCACATCATAGGGAACTTGAAAAAATCAGGGCGATCGAGAACTTTAGCGAAGATGATATTACGATCGCACAGGGAGAATCGAAAAAGTCGGTAGTGATCACAGATCAGGTAACGGTTGTTAATGCGATGAGTAAGCTCTATATGACTGTCACGGTAGCGTAGGAAGGAGTGAAGAAAGATGGGAAATACAGCTATCATGGATGCAGGCGATGCCTTCTATGGAAGCCTTGCGGAGTGTTTTATTACGATTGGTAAGAGACGATACAATTTTATGAATCTGATAGATTTTGAAAGTAAATGGGATGTCACGATTAAAGATGTCAAGATTTTAGGCAAAGTCGGCATGGGACACAAGGCTGCCGGTGGAAAGGGTACTTGGAAGGGAACTGCACATTATAATCAGTCAGTGCTCCGCGCAATGGCAAACCAGTATCAGAAGACAGGAAACCTGCCTTATTTTGAGATCCAGGTGAGCAACGAAGATCCATCAAGCGGTGCCGGCAGACAGACGGTAATTCACAGGGGATGCCTGTGCGATTCGTTTATTCTTTCAAAGTTTCAGGCAGGCGAGGAGCTTCTGGATGAAGATATTTCAGGAACCTTTGAGAGCTGGGATATGCCGGAAAAATTCAAAGAGTTAGAGGGTTTTAGAACAAATTAACGATGTTCCCTTCCTGCATCAGCGGGAGGGGAATTTTAATGAAAAGGAGAGAAAAAATATGTCAGAATTTAGCAGATTTATGAAAGCAAACAAAAAGGTAAAAGCAAATCAGAAGTATGCTCCAACAGCGAGCCTTACGGATACAGACGGAAAGCCACTTCTCTGGGAATTTCGTCAGATCACATCACGCGAGAATGAGGAACTGCGGAATGCTTGCACCGTAGAGGTTCCGGTGACCGGCAAGCCAAACATGTACCGCCCAAGACTGAATACAGAAAAATATCTGTCAAAGATGATGGCAGCAGCAACCGTGTATCCTGATCTGTATGATGAAGAATTACAGGATTCCTACGGCGTGAAAACACCGGAAGATTTATTGTATGCAATGGTGGATGGTGCAGGCGAATTTCAGATGTTTGAAGTGTGGATGCAGAAGTTCCAGGGATTCGATAAGAGTTTTAATGATCTGGTGGATGAAGCAAAAAACTAATTGAAGAAGGGGATAGCGAAGCGAACTTTGCTTACTATGCCCTTCTGAAACTACATATCCTGCCATCCGTATTTTTAAATATGGATGAGCGGGAAAAAGCATTTGTAACCGCTTCGATCAAGAAAAGAACTGAGGATAAGAAAGAGGAAGAGCGGAAGTTAAAGAGCAAAATCCATTAAGAAGGAGGCGCGATATATGGCAGCTATTCAGACAGCGATAGAGCTTAATGATCAGTTTACCAGTGTTTTATATGGCATTATGGATGCGGTCAACCTTGCAACAGCACAGATGTACGATATGCAGCAGGCAATGTCGATGGATATTGATACGAGTAGCCTGGATGGAGCACGTGAGGCAATCGATGAAGCAACAGCATCCTTAATTGCATTGAATAGTGCGGCACAGCGGCCGGCTCCTGTCATGGATCCGCTTGCAGGAAGTTCTGAACCGGTCCTGCCGGAAAGGCAGTCCAATGTGCCGACAGAGCCGGTAGAGATTCCGGTGCATTGGGAAACGGACAGTCTGGATGTGTTTACAGGAACTGGGATAGATCGGTTTGAGCAGGAAGTACAAAGTACCAATAGCATGTTAGAGCAGTTGAGCAGTACGCAGAATGATATTGCAAGTCAGGCATACAGTACAGCGATCTTTCCGCCGGAGATGTTTCAGGATCTCAATTCCATGGCTGTCAGAATCGATTCGATCCGGGAACGGATACAGCAGATCGAAAGCAATCCGGTCAATATGGGGACGGACACCGCAAACTCCCAGTTGGAACAGTTGAGATCGCAATTAGACCGGGCGATTCAGGAACAGAATAATCTTAATACCGCCATGCAGAACATGGATGTGTCCGGTGCAAATGCGGCATATCTCCAGTTATCGCAGACAGTGGGTAATACAGAGCGGTATATCCGGGATAATACGAATGAGCAGGGAAGATTCAATCAGGAGATCCAGGAGGGGGTGTCCGGTTCAAACGAACTGGTAAATACGATCAAACGTGCAGTCGGAGCGTATATCAGTATACAGGGCGTCGGGAAAGTTTTAAGCATATCCGATGAATTGACGCAGACAACCTCAAGACTGGATCTGATGAATAATTCCTTTAATGAGATAAACGGAACGGCAAATGAGACGTCGGAACTTGTTAATATGGTATATGCCGCAGCACAGGATGCAAGAGGTTCCTTTAGTGATATAGCATCCGTTGTTGCAAGATTCGGTAATAATGCGAGGGATGCATTTGGCAACTCGGAAGAGGTTGTTGCATTTGCAGATTTAGTTCAAAAGCAGATGACGATCGCCGGTGCATCCACACAGGAAGCAGCAAATGCAGAGTTACAGTTATCACAGGCCCTTGGTTCTGGTGTACTCCGCGGTGATGAGTTAAACAGTATTTTTGAACAGGCGCCGAACCTGATTCAGAACATTGCAGACTATCTTGATGTTCCAATCGGTAAGATCAGAGAAATGGCAGCGGATGGGGAACTTTCCGCTGATGTAGTCAAGGCAGCGATCTTTTCTGCGGCGGATGATATCAATGCCAAGTTTGATGAAATGCCGATGACCTGGGGGCAGATCTGGCAGTCCATGCAGAATACTGCAGTTATGGCTTTTCAGCCAGCCCTTCAAAGATTAAATGGAATGGCGAACAGTGATGCTTTTCAGGGATTTGTTGATGGAGCGATCGAAGCGATGGCAACGGTGGCCAATATTGTGCTGAATATCTTTGATTTAGTGGGATCCGTAGCTGGATTCGTGGCAGATCATTGGTCAATTATAGAACCTATCATATTAGGAGTTGCGGCGGCTATCGTAATTTATACGGCATTTACAAAAGGGGCAGAAATAGCGTCTAGGGCGGCTTCACTGGCTACAAATGCATGGACAGCAGCTCAAGGCGCATTCAATGCTGTTATGAGCATGAATCCAGTTGGACTTGTAATTATAGCAGTTGTACTGTTGATAGCGATTATTTATGCAGCGGTTGCAGCAGTAAATCATTTTGCAGGCACATCAGTGTCAGCAACAGGTTTGATCTGTGGAGCATTTGCGACAGCGTTAGCTTTTATAGGAAATCTGTTTATTGGAGCAGCAAATACAATTATTGGAACTGGGGTTACCTTATGGAATCTGATAGCAAATTTTGTCAATGCGTTCGCACTTGTTTTTAACAATCCGGTCGCGGGTATAGAAGCCTTATTTTTAAGTCTGTTTAACTTTATCGTGGAAGTCATCGAGTCAGCTGCCCGGATGCTTGATGCAGTATTTGGCAGTAGTCTTGCGGATGCAGTAGCGGGATTCCAGAACAAAGTACAGGCAAAAGTGGATGCTGTGATAACCGAGAACGGTGGATCAGAAATTTTAAAGACGGTAGAAATGTCAGATTATCAGTTCAATCGATTCAATTACGGGGACGCATGGAACTCAGGATATAATTTCGGACAAGGAATTGATGATAAAATATCAAATTTCAGCCTGTCGGACATCTTTGGCAAAACGGATATCCCGAATCCGGATGATTACATATCCGGTTTTAGTGATGCAATCGCAAATTCGGGTGCAGGTGGCAACCTTGACAGTATTGCAGATGATACCAGTGCAATCAAAGATTCTGTGGATATCACGGACGAGGATCTGAAATATCTTAGAGACATTGCAGAGCAGGAGGCAATCAACCGTTTTACGACTGCGGAGATTAAGCTGGATATGACGAACAATAACAACGTGAGCAGTAATGCAGATCTGGATGGTATCGTGGATGGAATGACAACGAAAGTGTTAGAGGCATTAGAAATCGTCCGGGAGGGAGCGTAGGAAATGGCATATAAATTATATCTGGATGGAGTGCTGTTTCCGGTAGCTCCGTCCAAAGTAACAGTAAAAATTAATAATCAGAACGAAACGGTAACTCTGATTAATGAGGGCGAAGCAAATATTTTGAAAGCCGCAGGGTTGTCAGATGTGGAATTTGATCTTCTGCTTCCAAATACAGAATATCCGTTTGCCCTATATCCAGAGACTTTCCGGAATGCCAGGTTTTATCTGGATAAGCTGGAAGAATTAAAGTTACAGAAGAAAAGTTTTCAGTATATCATGACAAGAGCATTTCCAAACAACAAGAAGTTATTTCATACCAACATGACAGTTTCACTTGAGGATTATTCCATTGTGGATGATGCCGGAGAGGGATTTGATACGACAGTCAAGATCAAACTGAAACAGTACCGTGAATTTACCACAAAGACCTGTACCGTGGATATATCGCTACCAAAACCACAGGCGGCAATGCAGCAGACCAGAGCAGCAGGCAATGCACCAAGCGGGGGGAGCTATACCGTAGTTTCCGGGGACTGTCTCTGGAAGATCGCGAAGCAATTTTACGGCGATGGTGGAAAGTGGAGTGTGATCTACAATGCCAATAAATCAGTGATCGGTGGAAATCCGAATCTGATATATCCGGGGCAGGTGCTTACGATCCCTGCAGCATAAAAAGATAATGACATTTGACATGGTATGCTGTATAATTTCCCTATAACACGAAGGAGGAAAGAGTTATGGCATTGATTAAATGTAAGGAATGCGGAAAAGAAATAAGTGATAAAGCAACTGCATGTCCTCATTGTGGCTGCCCCGTTCAAACAACGGATGAAGCAAAAGTGGAGGTACAGGGAACAACGAATATTAAGACAGCAGATCAACAGCAGAATATGTCTGCATTGGGGAAAAAGAAAAAAGGACATGGTTGTTTGGTGCCTATTATTATTGTTTTGGTTTTTGTAGTGGCGCTTGGAGCATCTATGATACATGCAGTAAAGGATTCGAAACAAAACCCAGAGAAATACAAGAAGCATATTGTAACAAATTATATTGATGTAACGGCTGATCAGGGAAGTGCAATTGATGCCGTATTAGCAGAATGTGGTATTGAAAGCGTGAAAGATATTACTCACGATGAATTATTAGATAATGCTCATGTGGATGGAGAAACAGGCTATCGCATTTGTGTGAGTGATAATATCGATAATGTTATCTTGTATCTGAACGCCGATAAAACTGTTTATGGTGTGAGATATGCAGATTATGATCTGTATGTAGATGGAAATGTTGTTGCAACATTACAGGATTATACATTTACAACAGATGAGGCTTCTGATCTGATGATCAAGTGTGAGGATAAGGTAAAAGAGGTGTTAAAATCCCCATCAACAGCTAAATTTCCGAATATTCTTGAATGGGGATTTGGCAAAGAAAAGAATATTGCAACTGTTCAGGGATATGTAGATGCCCAAAATAGTTTTGGTGCAGAGACACGGAGCAATTTTCAATTTATTATCGACACAGACACAAATACAATTCAGTCATTTATATTTGATGGTCAGGAAATGATTACACAGTAAATTGCTTTGAACGAATTTCGTCGGAAGCAATATTAAAAAAAAGGATCCCGCTTACATGAAGTAGGCGGGAATTTTTATACCTATTTTTCAGAAAAGAGAGTGATATATAATGAGAAAACCAGAAAGGAGAGCCCCATGTACGAGTTATTAATTCAAAACGGCAGCACAGTTTACCTGCCTCCGGTACAGGAAGAAGTAAAAGTGACCACAGAGCGGCAGATCAGTCCCGGTTCCATAGAATTTAGTTTTGTGGATACCGGGATTTCGATTGCGGAAGGAAACCCGGTGCGCTTTAAGGATGGAGAAACAGGTGTGTTTTATGGTTTTATTTTCAAAATCAAGCGCGACAGGAGCAATATTGTAAAAGTAACTGCCTATGACCAGATCCGGTATCTGAAAAACAAAGACACAATGGTATATGAGAACAAAACGGCTGCTGAGGTCGTGATGCAGATTGCCAACAATTTTAATTTTAATCTCGGCACGATTGCGGACACCATATGGAAGATTGCATCGAGAGTGGAAGATAACGAGTCTCTTATGGATATGATCGGAAATGCACTTGATCTGACATTACAGAATACGGGTGATCTGTACATTCTCCATGACGACGGTGGAAAGCTGAATTTGTCTTTTATCGGTGATATGTATGTGCCTATCGTCATAGATGAAGAGACCGGACAGAATTATGATTATGAATCTTCGATTGATTCAGATACCTACAACCGGATCAAGCTGGTCTTTGACAATGAAAAGACAGGAAAAAGGGATGTATATATTGCACAGGATTCCTCCCACATGAATGACTGGGGGATCTTACAGTATTTTGACACGCTGCAGGATGGAGAAAACGGGCAGGCGAAAGCGGATGCGCTCTTGAAACTTTACAATAAAGCTACAAAGACGTTGACAATTAAGGATGCCTGTGGTGATTCCAGAGTGCGCGGCGGCTCGTTGGTCGTGGTACAGCTTAATTTAGGAGATGTGCAGATAAAAAATCTGATGCTCGTAGAAAAATGTGTACACAAATACGGTGAAAGCAAACACACAATGGATTTGACTTTATCAGGAGGTGGTTTCAGTGCATGATGCAAATGATTTCGTGAGGGCGATACAGCAGGTGTCAAACGGAGTCAATGAGGCGGGATATCCGGCAGATGTGATGTCCGGTACAGTGATAGCGGCAGCTCCATTAAAAATTAAAGTGGAGCAGAGGTTTGATATAGCCAGCGCACAGCTTATCATTCCGGAACATTTAACAGATCGTACCGTGGACATTGAATTAGACGGTGTGAAAAAGGAAATGAAGATTTACAGCGGATTAAAAACAGGTCAGCAGGTTGTACTGATCCGGCAGCAGGGCGGCCAGAAGTTTTTAGTTGCGGACAGGGTGGTGTGACGTGATTCCGGCAGTTAACAGTTTAAAAGAAATCGAGGTAACAGAACAGCCGTCTTTATGTCATCACATGATCCGGGAAACGTGCAATGTTGTAGGCGAATGTGATGGTTTGGAAGCAGTAAAACAGGCAATTTACAATATCCTGAACACAGAGCGGTATCGTTACATTATTTTTTCATGGAACTATGGTGTGGAATTGCAGGATCTGATCGGTAAGCCGATGGATTATGTCATGGTGCAAGTGGAACGGCGGATTACGGAGGCTCTGACACAGGATGACCGGATAGACTCGGTAGATAATTTTGAGTTTGAAGTGCACAGAAAAACGCTGATCGCTAAATTTACCGCGCACACGAAATATGGAAATGCAAAGATTGAGAAGGAGGTGGACGTGTAATGTATGAAGATCAGACATTTGATGTGATTTTACAGCGCATGTTGTCCCGTGTGCCTGAGACAATGGATAAAAGGGAGAGTTCGCCAATCTATGCTGCACTGGCACCGGCAGCAGTGGAACTGACGTCTATGTATATTGCATTTGACTGCATGCTGGCAGAGACATTTGGAGACACGGCATCAAGGGAATATCTGATCCGGTTATGTGCGGATCGCGGTATTACGCCAAAGAAAGCAACTCAGGCAGTACTTGAGTTAGAAACCGATGTGGAGGTTGCGGACGGAAAAAGATTTACTGGCGGGGAAAATACCTATATCGTTACAGCTCCCGGACAGGTCACCTGTGAGCAGATCGGTACGGTCGGAAATGAATATACGGGAGATGTTCTGCCAATCGAATATATTTCCGGTCTCACGACTGCAAAGATCACGAGGGTTTTGATCTATGGAGAAGCGGAAGAAAGTACGGAATCCATGCGGCAGAGGTATTTTGAATCGTTTGAGGAAAGGGCATTTTCCGGTAATGTAAAAGATTATCGAAACAAAACGCTTGCACTGGCGGGAGTCGGAGCAGTCAAAGTGATACGGACGTGGAATGGTCCAGGAACAGTGAAACTTGTTATTTTAGACAGTGCACATGGAAAAGCTACGGATACATTGATATCTGCAGTCCAGAAAGAGTTTGATCCAAACGGTGATGGCATGGGGGACGGGCTGGCGCCGATCGGGCATGTGGTTACGGTCGAGACGGCGAAAGAGTCAGTGGTAAATATTGCAATGAATATCACCTTTGACAGTGGTTATGGATTGAATGAATGTAAAGCATTGATTGAGGACGCAATGAAAAAGTACATTTTATCGTTGCGGCAGGACTGGGAGAACCAGAATCATCTGATCGTGAGAATTGCGTCGCTGGATGCTGCAATAATGGGTGTGAAAGGTGTGCTTGATGTGACAGGAACAACCATCAATGGGGGTACACAAAATATTGAATTAACAGAATATGAGATCCCGGTCATGGGGGTGGTTACTTATGGAGGATAGATATATCAATCTTAAGGAGCTGCTCCCTTTGTATTTGCAGGAATACAGTGAGCTGGCTGAAATTATGGATACGGAAACACCGGAGTTTCGATTGTTGGAATCCAGGCATAACAGGATGATTGATAACCGGTACATTATATCCTGTGACGAAGAGGGAATTGCCCGGTTTGAAAAGATTCTTGGAATGACGCCGAAAAGTGATGATACGCTCGAAGATAGAATCTTCCGGTGTCTGACCAAATGGAATGTGTGTCTGCCGTATAACTATGCTTTCCTTGAAAGAAAATTAAAGGAATTGTGTGGTACAGAGTACGCAATAGACTTTGATATTCCCGGTCAGACAATGATCGTTAAAATCGGTATAGCGCAGAAAAATCAATATGATTCTGTGGTGGATATTTTAGACGAAATCGTGCCATGCAATATTTTGCTTAAAACAGAACTGCTTTACAACCAGTACAGGAGCTTAAAACCATATCCGCATATTATACTGGGGCAGTTTACACACTGGGAATTGAGAAACATCAGTATTCCGAAGAATCTGAGTTCGAAGGTAGAAAATATCGCGAATTATACAATGGAAGAATTATCGCGGTTTACAGTGGAACAGGTTGCAGAAATCGGACTGAGAAAGAGAGGATAACATGAAACTTACAGATATTTTTAAATTTAAGCTGTTTGAAAGAACGGATCCGGTGGATATGGAAACCGTGAATGAGAATTTTGAGAGTGTAGAAAAGGTTATTGATGGATTGACAGCAGAAAATATCGGTGCGCTTCCTATTAGTGGAGGAAAGTTAACAGGTCAATTACAAGTTGGCGAGAAAGTTAAACTTTATACCAGCAGCGAGGGTGGAAACATTCAGATTATATCACCAGATGATATCGGTTTAAGATGGGAACTGGATGCATTCAAAGGTGATTTGAGGTTTATTTGTTTTAATAATGATGGTACCGTCAAAAAAATCTGCCAGTTAACAAAAGATGGAACGCTTATCGCAAACAATGCAACACAATCAGCAGCAGGCTTAATGAGTCCGAAAGATAAGGAAAAATTGGACAATCTTTCTATCGTAAATAATAACACTACAACGGAAGCAGGGTACGCGCTTGATGCGAGGCAGGCAAACCCAAATGTGGATGGGAGCTTGGCAAAACAGATAAGTACGTTAAATAGCGGTTTAGCAAATAAGTATTTTATTAAAATAATGAAAAGCGACTGGTCTGGAATTATGGGTTCGCTTACGCCAATGTTTAATATTAATAATGATAATATAACAGATCTCATTGCACACAACGAGCAGAATGATACTTATCCTGGTGTACGAGTTTCCCGTGCTAGTGCAGATTATGATGGTAATAACATTCCAGACACATATTTAAAAAAGGCGGATGCCAAAAATAATGTATCTAGCTTATCCAATACTACGACAAATTATAATAACCAGACTCCTGTCGTGCAGTATTTCACTGTCCCGGATGATGGATATTATCTTGTTACAGGACTTGTCACTTTCAGTTCAAACGCAAACGGATTTCGAGAAGTTTTTATAACCAACACAACATCTAATTATGTCATGGGACGAGTCAGAGTTCCTGCGGTATCCGGCGGTGCAGTAACTTTACAAGTAACGAGTGGTGGCACTTTCGAACCGGGACAGACTGGGACACTCAGTACTTATCAGAACTCAGGTTCAAATCTTAATGTGCAGGAATGGTTAAGTATGGTAAAGATCGCGCCTAAACTGTAAAATTTAAGGATTTTTAACACAATTTTATAGCAGTTATTTTCGTATTAATCTGCCCGAACGTCACCGCTTTTGGCACTTTTATCAAAAAATTAATTTACAATTTTACCGATTTGAACTCCATCAACATAAACAATAACGTTCCAACTTGCACTGTCAAAGCCAAACGAAATTTTATGCGGTGCTCCATCTGATGCCCAAAATGAACTTAAATAATCCGCTTTATCAACATGCAATGTGCGCATTTCACGGTGTTTTAAGGTTACTCCGTCAAGTACCACTAACCATGTAAGATTGTTTGCTTCAGTCGCTGCATCAATATTGTACTCGTTAATTTTTTTTGTAAAAACATCGTTTTTTGAGTCAATTTGTGCTTTTGTGTAATAGCGATTATCATGGTCGCTGGCTGATTTATGGGACGCTAAACCGTTGTTTTACGAAAAATAATAAGAAAGAAGGAAAATTTATGAAATTAAAAACCGCAAAAACCACATTAACCATTGAAACCATCAACCATGCTGATGGAAAATTAAACATTGATTTCACAGACGAAAGAACCTGTGAGGAGCTGCAGGAGATTTTCTCTGACAAAGAAAGTATTACTGTATTGAATGTTTACACAGACAATGATGAATTAACATCTGTTATCCCAGGATATGTTGTTTTAGAGCAGATCATTTTACAGGATGACAGGAAAACAGTCGTACTGGGAAAGGAAAAGGACGATGCAGAGAAAAGAATCACAGCAGTATCAGAAAGCCTGGCTGAAAATGTAACAAAGACAGCCGAAAACACAGACAGCATCGAAAAACAGAGAGCAGATATTGATTACATGTCAATGCAGATGGAGGTAAGTTTAGATGAGTAAGAATTATGAAAAAGTAAAAAATTACTATGATAAGGGATTATGGAATGAGAAACGCGTACATAATGCGGTAGGTAAGTGGATCACGGCGAAAGAGTATGAACAGATTACAGGAAAAGTATACGCAGAAGAGGAGGACGCTTGATGCAGCAGACAGAAAATTATGGATTTAATATCCCGGAAGAAAATGAATTCTACGACGTGAAACTGGAAAATGAAAATTGGAAAAAGTTAGATGCTGTGCTTAAGGAGATCAGCAATAAGCTGGATGCAGTAAAGGCAACTGAATAAAACCAAGAGCCTAAGAGCCGAATGTGTAAGAAAAACTTACATGTCCGGCTCTTTTAAATAACAAGCCTTCGGGCAGAAAGAGAGGAAAATTTTATGAAATTTGACAAAATTAACATGATCTATGGACTGATTGCAACAATCGGGGTGACACTATTCGGCGAGTACTGGTTTTTATTTGCCGGATTCCTGATTCTTAATGTGATCGACTATGCAACCGGGTACTGTAAGGCGAGATTCTATAAAAAGAATGAGTCGAGTGCCGTCGGAGCAAAAGGAATTTTCAAAAAGGTGTGGTACTGGGTGGTAATTGGACTTGCCTTTTTCATATCAAATTGTTTTGTAACAATGGGCGGAGTCATAGGCGTGCAGCTTGACTTTGTACTGCTGTTCGGGTGGTTTACCCTTGCTACATATTTGATAAATGAAATCCGGAGCATCTTAGAAAATCTGGTAGAAATGAATGTGAAAGTACCGCAGTTTTTAATTGCAGGACTGGATATTACACAGAAATTGTTAGACAGCAAAACAGAGATTAAAGAAAGCGAGGTAGAAGTTAATGGCAAATAGAAAAATTGGACAGGCTGGTCTGAATC